GCTTCATCATTCCTAGCATATGGTGGATCATTAAGAGTTGTAAGAGCAGATGACGACGATCTGAAGAATGCTGTAGATAGCAGTAATACCGATACAAGCATTAAAATTAAGAATACAGATCATTACGAAGAATTGGGTTATGACGAGAATGTCGTTCCTAATGTAATTGTCGCTAGCAAAAACCCCGGTTCTTGGGCAAATGGAATTAGAGTTGCTATTCTTGATTGTAAAGCAGACCAAATTTTAGAACTTCCTGCTACAGGAATTGCTACGGTGGGATTTGGTGTAACGCAGGCAATTGACAGCGTTCTTCCTGGTGTTGGTGCAGGAACAACCCTTGACGGAGTTCTGAAAGGAATTGTTACTCAAGTAGAGGGGGCACAAGCATACGTTAAAGTCGTATCTCATGTCTCTGCTGCAGGAACAGAAACCGCTGTTGATTATCAGCAGAACGGAATTTATCGGTTTGGTACATCCAATAATATTACAATTGTCAATAGCTCCGGAGCAGCTGGCATACATACACACGTTAATGCACGAGCAGATTGGTTTGATCAGCAGACTCTTGCAACTTCAACAAATAATGTTGGTGTTGGAACCAGTGTAGCAACTATTCAGTGGAATGTTATTGCTGATAGACCAGGGACTTCCGATTATGCTTCGGCAAGAGGATCAAGATTTGATGAGGTTCATGTTGTAGTTCTTGATGGAGATGGAAAAATTACCGGAAATGCCGGAACTGTTCTTGAAAAACATCTAAATCTTTCCAAAGCAAAGGATGCAGAGTTCTCTGCTGGTTCTCCTGCTTATTGGAGAAAATATCTAAAAACTAACTCAAACTTCATTTTTGGTGGTGGTGCTCCTGTTGGATTAACAACGACCGGATTTAGTGGTGACTTCACACCACAGGGTGATTTTGGTTGGGATCAGAATGCCAAAGGAATTATATTTGGTGCAACTGGAAGACAAGATCTGACTTTGGTAAGCGGCAAAGATTATAATGGTTCTTCTGGAATCGGAACAGTTGATAGTTTAAAAGCAACTGTTTCTAAGTTGTCAACAGGATATCAATTATTCCAAAACAATGATGCTTATGCCGTAGATTTCTTATTGATGGGTTCAGGAAATCATAGTAAGACAGAAGCGCAAAATCTTGCTCAACAAGTTATTGCAGTTGCTGACATCAGAAAAGATGCAGTCGCATTTATTTCACCTTATAGAGGTGCATTCATTAATGACTCTTCTGCTGGTTCAGTAACCGTTAATAATGATGTTGAAATCACTAATAATGTTCTGAGTTTCTACTCTCCATTAACATCATCATCCTATGCTGTATTTGATAGTGGATACAAGTACATGTATGATAGATTTGCAGACACTTTCCGCTATGTGCCTCTAAACGGCGATATTGCCGGAACATGCGTCAGAACTGACATTAATAGTTTCCCCTGGTTCTCTCCGGCAGGAACTGCTAGAGGTGCCATTCTTAATGCAGTTAAACTTACATACAACCCATCAAAAGAGCAAAGAGATGTTCTGTATTCCAACAGAATTAACCCAGTCGTATTCCAGGCTGGTTCAGGAATCATTCTTTTCGGAGACAAGACAGCACTTGCCAAGTCTTCGGCATTTGATCGCATTAATGTTCGTCGCTTATTCATCTATCTGGAAAATGCCATCGAGGCTGCTGCTAGAGATCAATTGTTTGAATTCAATGATGAAATCACGAGAACTAATTTCGTGAATATTGTTGAACCTTTCCTCCGTGATGTAACGGCAAAGAGAGGTATTCAAGATTACGTTGTTGTCTGCGATGAGACAAACAACACTGCTGCTATTATAGATAATAATGAGTTTGTAGCAGACATCTTTGTCAAACCAGCAAGATCGATTAACTTCATTGGTCTGACATTTGTTGCCACACGCACAGGTGTCTCATTTGAAGAAGTTATTGGTTCTGTTTAATTCTACTTAATTACAAACGAGGTTTAAAGAAAAATGCCTAGTCGTCAGCAACTAAACACCACTCCACTAAGAACAATTAGTGATTTCAAAAGTAGATTATCTGGTGGTGGAGCAAGACCAAATCTATTTGAAGTAGAATTAGCATTCCCGGATGCTGTTGCAATTGATAATGATGTCTTACAGAAAGCAAGATTCCTTGTGAAAGCAGCTGCTCTTCCTGCATCTACTATTGCTCCTATCGATGTTCCATTCAGAGGACGTATCTTAAAGATTGCCGGAGACAGAACTTTTGAAACTTGGACAATCACTGTCATCAACGATACTGATTTTGCCCTTCGTTCTGCCTTTGAAAAATGGATGAATACAATTAACAAAATGTCGGATGCAACAGGTGTTGTAGATCCGGAAGCATATCAAAAAGATGCTACTGTGAAGCAATTGGATCGTGATGGTTCCGTCCTCAGATCCTATAAGTTCTGGGATATTTTCCCCACTAATATTTCTACAATTGACGTAAGTTATGAAACAACTGATACTATTGAAGAATTTACGGTAGAAATGCAAGTTCAGTGGTGGGAAGCATATAAAGGAACTTCCTCATCAGCAGGTGGTGAAAACATCAGCTAAATAGTCAAACAGAGTAAAACTACTATAATATGGCCAAACTTTTTGGTTTTTCTATTGGGGACAAAGAAAAAAAATCTGCTTCCATAGTTTCCCCCGTTCCTGCTAATAACGAGGACGGGGTTGATAACTTTGTTGCAAGTAGTTTTTATGGTTCTTATGTAGATATTGAAGGTGCATACAGAAATGAGTCAGAACTAATAAAAAGATATCGTGAAATGGCACTTCATCCAGAAGCGGATGGTGCCATTGAAGATGTTATTAGTGAAGCAATTGTGAGTGATTTGTATGACTCACCGATTGAAATTGAACTCAGCAATCTAAATGCTAGTGATAAATTAAAAAAAGCAATTAGAGAAGAATTTAAGACAATCAAAGAAATAATGGACTTTGATTCAAAGTCTCATGAAATTTTTAGAAATTGGTATGTTGACGGAAGAATCTATTACTTGAAGGTAATTGATGTCAAAAAACCGGAAGAAGGAATCAAAGATTTAAGATATATTGATCCAATGAAGATGAAGTTTGTTCGTCAGGAGAAAAAACCTGATAAGAACACTGCTATAACTTTGAGATCAAATAGAGATGAAGATGCATCAAATGCATTGTCTCCAGAAATTGAAGAATATTTTGTTTATACACCAAAACCAAGTTATCCATCAAATTCCCTATCTGGAGGAGGTGGTGGTAAAGGAGTCAAGATTGCAAAAGATTCTGTCACTTATGTTACATCAGGACTTGTAGATCGTAACAAAGGAACAGTTCTTTCTTATCTCCACAAGGCAATCAAGGCACTCAATCAACTCAGAATGATTGAGGATTCTTTGGTCATCTATAGATTATCAAGAGCACCAGAACGTCGTATTTTTTATATTGATGTTGGCAATCTTCCTAAAGTAAAAGCAGAGCAATACCTTAAAGAGGTCATGTCTCGTTATAGAAATAAACTCGTTTATGATGCGAACACCGGAGAAATCCGTGATGATCGTAAATTTATGAGTATGATGGAAGACTTCTGGTTGCCTCGTAGAGAAGGTGGTCGTGGAACTGAAATCACAACTCTTCCTGGTGGTCAAAATTTAGGAGAACTTGCTGATATTGAGTATTTCCAAAAGAAACTTTATAGAGCACTTGGAGTTCCAGAATCAAGAATTGCTGCCGATGGTGGATTTAATCTTGGTCGTTCTTCAGAAATTCTTCGTGATGAACTTAAGTTTTCTAAGTTTGTTGGAAGACTGAGAAAGCGTTTTGCAAACATGTTTAATGACATGTTGAGAACTCAATTAATTCTAAAAAATATTTGTACTCCAGAAGATTGGGATCAAATTAGTGATCATATTCAATATGATTTCCTTTATGATAATCAGTTCGCAGAATTAAAAGAAACCGAAATGATGAATGAGCGTTTAGGAACGCTTGCAACGATTGAACCTTACATCGGCAAATTCTACTCAAATGAGTATGTTCGCAAGAAAGTTCTTCGTCAAACTGATGCTGAAATTATTGAAATTGATGAACAAATTCAAAAAGAAATTGAAGATGGAATTATTCCAGACCCCAATGCCATTGATCCTATAACAGGAGAACCATTACCTGCAGAAGGTGGGGATGTTGGAGCAATGGGCGATGTACCGATGGAACCAGAAATTGATGGTGGTGTCACTGATGCAGAGATGCAAAAAGATACTAAAAAAGCAGAGATATAAATAACTGAATAGGACTTATATTAATTTTTATGGAAGAAATTGTAGATTTGATTGCTGTTGATTCTTCAGCAGCAGAAGTCAGTGATAAAATTAAAGATCTTTTATATACAAAAGCAACTGAAAGGATTGATAATCTCAAACCAGAAGTTGCATCTTCTATGTTCGGTGAAGTAGAACCTGAGGACCAATCATCATCTGAGGATCAAGAATAATGGCACATAAACCGGTAGGAAGCGGAGTATCCTTTGCTGCTTCTGCAGCAACAGCAACATCTGGTATCATGACTCACTTTACCGATACTGTTAGAATAACTGCTTTTGGTGGAGATGCACATGTTGTAACTGGGATTGATCCTACTTCATCCAGATTTGACTATTATATTCCAACAGGCACTTCGGCAACACTGAGTATTGGAAGACCAAAATCGCAAAAAGTTGTTGGTGTCACAACTGGTACTACTACAACTATTGATTTTCCTGCAGGAAGTGGGAGTCCATTCGAAGTTGGAGATAAAGTTCAACTGACCGGAATTGTTCCTGCTGGTGCTAATGGTGGTACTTCAGGAATAGGACTTACAGTTCTTTCAGTTCTCAATGGATCTTTCAGCAGAAATTCCAACGGAGATCCTGGATATTTTAGCACTAGACTTACTCTTGCCCACAACACTGCCAGTGTAGGACCAATCACTGATGGTGAAGGTGAATTGAGAGATGTTTTCCAAGTAGCAGCAGTTGGAACTGCTTCGGGTGTATATGTCCAACAAGTTCAAATTACCGGAGTAGCCTGATGAAACTAATCACGGAAGAAATTTCTAGCGTCAAATTTGTCACCGAAGGCAAAGGTTCTAGTAAAAAAATGTATATTGAGGGGACTTTCCTTCAGGGCGAAATTAAAAATCGCAATGGAAGAATGTATCCCGTTTCAACTCTTGCAAAAGAAGTTGGAAGATATAACGAATCATTCGTCAATAAAGGACGTGCTCTTGGAGAACTTGGACATCCCGATGGTCCTACTGTCAATTTAGATCGTGTTTCCCATAAGATTGTTTCTCTCCGTCAGGAAGGAAATAATTTTGTAGGTAAAGCACAACTGCTTGATACTCCGATGGGTAAGATTGCAAAATCGCTTCTTGATGAAGGTGTGATGCTTGGTGTTTCTTCTCGTGGTATTGGTTCCATTAAAGAAGATACTAATGGTGTCAAAGTTGTAGGTGAAGATTTCATGTTGGCAACTGCCGCTGATATCGTTGCCGATCCTTCTGCACCTGATGCATTTGTATCAGGAATTATGGAAGGAAAAGAGTGGATTTGGGAAGGAGGAATCCTTCGCGAACAGCTTGCAGAAAGAACACAACAAAGAATTAATACTCTTGTCTCTCAAAAAAGACTTGAGGAACATAAGTTGGAGTTATTTAATAATTTCCTCTCAAATCTTTAAATTATAAATAAATATAGATTAATACAATCATGTCTAATCAAATGTCCGTTGGTAGCAATTTACAAGAAATGGAAAACGTAGTAACTAAAAACGCTGCGCCTGGAGAACCAATGCAGAAGTTAACCACAGGTGGTACTCCTGCTACGTATGAGGATCTAGGTGGGCCGACCCCAGAAAACTCTAGACCCGATGACGATTCTAACAAACTCGCCACTCCTGGTGCATCTCTAAAACAAGTTAGAGATGTTGTAAACAAAGGTGCCAAACCTGCGGAAACTGCAAAAGGCATGAAGGAAGAGGAATCTGAAGTAGAGGTAGAAGAGGATCAAGAAATTGTATCCGAAGAAGAAACAACCGAAGAAGAAGTAGTTTCCGAAGAAGAGACCACTGAAGAAGAAGTTGTTGCCGAAACTACAGAAGATTCGGAAGAAGCAATTGTCGAGGAAGAAGTAATTGATGTTGAAGAAGACATCAATGCTTTGATTTCTGGCGAAGAACTTTCCGAAGAATTCCAAGAAAAAGCACGCACTATCTTTGAAGCAGCAATTAGAACTAAGATTGTAGAAATCAAAGAAGAAATGAAGTCTGAATATGAACAGGCTCTCATTGAAGAAGTTGCTGCTGTTAAGGCAGAACTTTCTGAGCGCACTGATGCGTACCTTGAGTATGTTGCTGATGAGTGGATTTCTGAAAATCAACTCGCAGTTGAGCACGGTCTTAAGACCGAAATGACCGAATCATTCCTCACTGGAATGAGAGGACTTTTTGAAGATCATTATGTAACTATCCCTGAAGAAAAATATGATGTAATTCATAGTATGGTAGAAAAACTTGATGAAATGGAAGATAAACTCAATGAGCAAATCAATAAGAACGTTGCTCTAAACAAAAGATTATCAGAATCGGTTGCCGATGTAATCCTTGCGGATGTATCAGAGGGTCTTGCTCTCTCCCAAAAGGAAAAACTCGCTTCTCTTGCTGAAAATGTTGAGTTTGAAAGTGAATCTAACTATCGTGAAAAACTGGCAACGCTGAGAGATTCTTATTTCTCTGCTAATCCCAGCGCACAAAGAAACCATTCAGAAAATATTTCTGAAGGTGCAGAGGGAGGACATCAACCAGAAGTATCTGGTTTGATGGAATCATATCTTCAGACTCTGAATAGAGTTTCGAAAAAGTGATTTTTTAAATTATTAACAACAAACAAAACAAAAAAATTTAAGAGGCAAAATTCAAATGCAAATGTTCAACGCCGAACAACTGCAGGAGAAGTGGGCACCAATTCTTAATCATGACGGTCTCGGAGAAATCCAAGATCCTCATAAGAGAATGGTTACCTCAGTTCTTCTGGAGAACCAAGAAAAAATGCTTAGAGAGGAGCAAGAATTCCTCGGAGAAGCAGCTCCTACTAACTCCACCACTGGTGGTACTGGAGCAATCAGTAATTTCGACCCCGTTCTGATCTCCCTGATCAGACGCTCCATGCCTAACCTGGTCGCTTATGACCTGGCTGGCGTTCAACC